CCGAAGGTCTGGCCGCCCTGCTCGCTGCCGGCGAACCGATGCTCGCCCATGGCCTTGCCCAGCTCGGCAAACACCTTCATGGCGCGGCCGAGGCCGATGGTGTCCTCGATCTGCTGCGCCTCCTGGTCGCTGATGCCGGCGGCGCGGCGCACGCGGCGGGCGAGCTCGACGTTCTTGTCGTAGTCCTCGCCGTACTCGGTCTTCATCGCCTTGATGTCCTGCTCGGCGCGATCATTGAGCTGCTGCTCGCGCGCCGCCTGCTGGGTCGTCATGTACTCGTTCCACTTGCCGGCCAAGCCTTCGGCCTGGCGCTTCGGGATGCCCAGCTCATGGAACCAGCCAACGGCGGTTTTCAGGAAGCCATCCGGCTGCCCTTCCGGCACCTTGAGGCCGTAGCCGTCCGGGGTTTCCGGGGCGCCGAGCTTGGCCATGACGGCCTTGAAGCCCTCGGCATCGCCATCCTTCGGCAGCTGCAGGAGCTGGTCGGCCGGCACGCCGAGCTTTTTCTCGGCGTTGCGGTACATCGGGATAACCTTGGCCAGGGCGTCGCGCTCGGGCAGCTTGTCGACGCCCATGCCGGCCAGCCATCCCTTGGTATCGTCGTCAAAGCCGGCGTGCCAGTCGTTGGCGGCGCCGCCGCCGGGTTCGCCGGACGGCGCGGGGGGGGTCGGTACTGCAGCAGAATCAGCCATGATCAATCGTCTCCTTGGTTGTTGGACTGGTAAGCCAACCGCTCCATGCGGTCGAGGTCGCTGTCATCCAAGTTCAGGGCCTTGGTGATGCGGAAAAACACTTCCTGGCGGGCCGCCGCGGCGATGCTGGCGTGGGCGTCGATGCCGCTCATGTTGGTTTTCAAGGTCGGCCGGTTGCCATGGCAGAAAAAGCGCAGCTCGGCCAGCACGATCTTGGCGTCGTCGGTCGGCTTGCCGTCCGGGCCGAGGAAGATGCGCCGATAGGCGCCACGCAGATCGCGCAGCCGTCGCACCCTCGCCAGTTGGTCCTTGATTCCCATGTCAGCCCACCCACACGATGTTGTCGGCGATCCACAGCAGCAGCACCACCACGGCAATCAGGGCCGCCATGGTCTGCGCGCCCTCGATCATCAGGCGGCGATATGCCTTGTCCATTTCCGGGTCTTCCATCATGCGGCGACCCCGCCGAGTTGCGGCACTTGCGAGGCCGTCGCCGCGGCCTGCGCCAGGCTGTTGGCGGCATCGGCCGCGACCGGCGCGGCCTCCAGCATCGACTTCATGGCCATTTCCTGCTTGCGGCTCTCGCGCAGGGCGGCGACCTGCTCCTTGCCGCGCAACACCTTGGCCGGCACGCCGTTGATCTCGGCCAGCTCGCGCGGCAGGGTGTCGGTGTCGAAGATGTCGTAGACCGTCGGGTCGGCCTCGGCCATCGGCGCCAGCTGCTCGAAGGTGCGCAGGATGGCCACGCCGTCTTCCGAGCGCATCAGGCGCGACAGCGGGCTGGTGTATTCGACCTCGATCAGCCCTTCCTCGATGATTTCGGCCACCTCCGGCGGCGGCTCGGGCAGCACGCCACCCATGGCGAGGATGTCCAGCTCGCGCTCGGTGACGCGGCCGAGGAGCTCGGACTGCTGGCGGCCCATGGTCGGGGCGAGCAGCTGGCCCTTTTCCTGGGCGCGCAGCAGCGCCTCGGTTGCGGTGATCTGCGGCGTCTCGACGAGGATCTGGAACAGCGTGACGAGAAACGCCTCGTTGATCAGCTTGCGCTTGCCATCGGTCATGTCCTGCGCCCAGGGCAGGTTGGCCTTGGTTTCCAGCGGCTGCACCAGCTGCTGCCCTTGCTCGTTCAGGCCGCCGTAGTTCAGCGCCCGCGGGCGCATCTGGAAGCCCTGCAGGCTGCCGTCTTCCAGCAGCAGCAGCGGCGGGTCGACGGCGAGATGGCCGGCGCGCAGCGTCGTCTTCTCCATCTCGTTCAGCATCTTGATGTCCGGCAGCACCATCATGGCCGGGCCGCGGCCATAGACCTCGCGCGGGTTGGTCGAGTAGCGGCTGATGGCATAGGGAAACGTCCGATAGCCGCCTTCGCTGACCATCTGCCGGCCCTCGATGCTGACGTAGCAGGACTTGAAGGCCATGCCGGCATGGTCGATCCGGCCGTGCTTGCGCTCCTTGTTCGGCTCGACGGCATGGATGAACTCGTACTTGCTGTTCTCGTCGTTCTTGTCGAACGACTGGCGGATCTTGTCCGGCAGCACGTCGAGGCCGAAGGCATTCACCGCCTGGCGGGCGGTGTATTCGAAGCGCCGATGCACCACGTCCACGATGCCGTGCTCGTTCTCGGCGATATACAGCTCGGACAGGTGGCACGACTTGTAGCGGATGCCGCGCCCCAGCACGTCCTCGACCATCATGCCCAGCGTGCCGAAGGCACCCAGGCTCTTGTAGCACTCGTTGACCTGGCTGCTGAAGTTGGCGAACGGCGAGCGCCGCACGGCGAACAGGATCTCGTTCACTTCTTCCAGGTACTGCATGAGCGGATGGAACTCGCGCAGCGTCTTGTCCTTGGTGGTCAGCTTCTGATAGATCTGGTTGTCGGGCGTGATCAGCGAATGGATGGCGGCGGCGAACTTCTCGAGCGCCAGGCAGGCGGTGGCGTCGAAGATCTTCTCGGTGCGCTTCTCGCCGCCGCTGCGCTTGCCGAGGAAGTCGGACATCTGCGGCCAGACGCGATCTGCCACCTCCTGCCAGAGGCTCTCCCAATTGCCGCGCGCCGAGCGCAGCTGCTCCTGGCGGCGGATGATCTCGTCGGCGCGCGATTCGGCCATGGTCAGGCGGCCTTCTTGGCGGCGGTGCGCCGCGGCTTGGCCGGCGGCAGGATGCGCGGGGGCGGCGCCTCACGCTCGGGCGCCGTCTCCGGCGTGTAGCGCGGCAGATACCAGCCTTCCTCGGTCAGCACCTTGCGCTTGAGCTTGCCCTGGGCGTCGAGCGCCCTTGCTTCGGAGATCTTCATGAGCCGATCAAGGTCTTCTTGCCGGTCGGTTCTTCGACGCCCTCGCCGGTCAGCACGGACGCCCGGCGCCCCTTGCGGCGGCGGGCCTCGTCGGCGGACTGCTGGCGCATCTTCGACTCGTCCAGCGTCGGCACCGGCGGCGGCGGGGGCGGCGGGGGCGGCGAGTCGGGCTTGTCACCACCGAAGATTGATCCCATGATCTTTTTCCTTTTCGTCAGGCGAACATTTCGTAATCTGCTTGCGCGGCGGCAGGGCGCGACGCGGTTTGTTTCACCGCACGACGCACGCCCTCACAGGCATAGCGCAAGGCGTCAATGACATGGTTGTCCTTGTCCTTCAGCTTCGGCAACACCTTGCCTGTCAGGTCGTCCACTTCGTAGCTGTACATGGTCAATTCGTCGATCAGGTGCGTGCAACGCGGATGCACGATGATGTCGAACGACTTGAGGAACTCGACGCCTTCCTCCAGCGACCGGGCGCCCTTGATGGCGGCATTGATTCTCGGATAGCCGTGCTTTTTCATGTAGCTGATGGTTTCCGGCCTGGCTGAGTCGGCCGTGATGAACCATTTCCGCGACTCCGGCACGCCGTCGAACAGATCCGGCAGCATGTCGATCTCGCAGCCGACCATGTACGCCTCATGATCCACGTACATGTTGCGGCCCTCCAGGTGGCAACGGATCAGGACTGACGGATCGTTTGCGAAGCCCCAATCCGCGCCCAGGCGGAACACGGCGCCAGGAGGCGCCTCGAAATCATCCACGCGCCAGTTGCGGAACACGCGCGCCTCGCTGTTGCGCTGGTAGCCGCCGAGCCAGACGTGGGCGAACTTGTCCGGGTCGCGGCGCTGGTCGTAGTCGACCTCGGCCTTGAGTACGTCGGGGAGCCACGGATTATCGCGGTAGTTGGCCTGAATGACGATGCAGTCGGGCGGCTGCGAATCGCCGCGCAGCAGCACGTCGACCGGATCGGTTTCGGCGTTCGGGTTCCACGAAAACCACAGTTCGCTACCCTCTTTCCGGATTGTCGGGCGCAACAGATCGAGCGAACGCTGGCTGAGGGTCTGCGCTTCCTCGACCCAGGCCACGTCGTAGCCTTCCAGCGACTTGATCGTGTCGGCGGTATGGTTCTGCATGCCCTGGAAGATGATGCGCCCGCCGTATGGCGTGCCGATGAAGTCCTGCTTGATGTCGAAACGATCAGCCACGCCAAGGGCGTGGATCTTCAGTTCCAGCAGCTTCTTGACGGACTGCGCGAGGGACTTCTGCACTTCACGGACGCAGACAGCATCCGTCTTGACCTGGAGGCATTTCGCCACCAGCATCTCGGCGAAGAAGTGCGACTTGCCGCTGCCGCGACCGCCGTGCGCGCCCTTGTACCGCGCTGGCTTCAGGAGCGGCTTGAAAGCACGGGGGACGTGAATGCGCGGCGTCATGCCTTCGGATCGACGATGACGACTTCGATACGCTCGACGCGCACCGGATTATTCGGATCGCCGGCCAGCGTGGTCGGCAGAACCTTCCCGAGCAACGATAGGAAGGCATTTGGATTCGACGCTGCCTGCAGCTTTAAGTAAGCCACGCCACCGCCTTCCTGCTCATCGAGAGCGCGCAGGATCATCTCGCGCAATGTCTCGGCTTTACCGGGGCCGCGCTTGCCCTGGTTCGGCTTTTTTTCGCCTTTTCTGAAACTGCCTCGATTGGCCATAAAAAAACGCCCGGTGTTACCCGGGCGGAATCCAACAGGAGGAGGAAAGCACTACTGCCCGGCAGTAGCCGGAGCCTTTATCGCACTTTCGCGGAACGAGTTGATACGCTTTTGGGTATACTCGACGCCGAAAACGGCGCGGTGAAGGATCAGCAGCGCGTCACCGGAGGAATAGCGCGGCTCCTTGCCCTCGTTGCGCCAGCCGGCCAGCGTGGTGGGGGCGACATTCAGGGCGGCGGCGATGTCCGCCGGCTTCCAGCCCGCCTGCTCCAGCTCGTTGATCAAGGACCGCCAGTCGATGAAGCGGAAGGCGATGAAGCCGGGGCTGTACGGGTTCTGCATCAGGCGGCCAAGTCCTGCTGCTGCGGCTGGATCGGCTCGATGATGACCTCGGCGCGCGGGTTGGTCTTGTCGATGGCGTGAAAGACGTGCTTCTCGCGCACCTGGCGGTCGTTGGCGTAGATCTTCCCCTGCAGTACGTCGAGGACGACGGATTCGTCGAGGTCCGGGCGCTGGCTGGCGTAGAACAGGCGAATGGTCGCGCGCACCGGCCCCTCGAGCAGCGGCGTGATCGGCCGCACCTGCAGCATGGCCGAACGCTCGAAGTCGCGCGCCTTCTTCGACTTGATGAACGCCGGCCGCCCGGCGATGGTGACAAGCTGGCGAGAATTTTTAAGCGAGGCCGGCTCCCCGAGAATCACGCAGCGCACCATCATTTTTCCTTCCATACCCTCGCCAGCCTCTCCCGCACCCTCACCGCCACCGCCTCGCCATAGCACTCGCGCCACAGCGCAAGGCACCTGGCAACGTAGCGACCGCCAGCGGCCTTGCCGAGCGCCTGCAGCTGGTCCTCGCCGAACCGAACAAGTTCCCGAACCAGCGTGTCTTTTTCCATCGCATCACGCAGCCCGACGCGGAGTTCGCATAGCCGAATATTCGGCCGCCTGGCGCTGCACAGAGTTCAACGATTGCGCCTTGGTTGCCGCATGCGAATAGTTCGGCTGCGGTACGTCGATGTGAGACTGCTCAACGATCTGCGCGCCGTGAATCGCATCGACGCAAGCGTCGTGCTGTCGGCAGTACCACCGCCCAAGGCCATGCTGGAAAACGCCTGGGTAGTGGCAACGGCCGGTGCCAATCCAGTCGCAGCAGCCGTACATCGGATCGTTGAATTCCGGTTTCGCTCCGGCGTAGCGGGCGGGCTTTTCGGGGCCGCCAGGCCGTGATTCTGTTCCGCATTTCGGGCACTTGCGCTGCCCCGGTTTCAAGCTGGTTTCGCACTGCGCGCACTGCCTCATGCCGCCCTCCTCGGCGCGCGCTCCTGCGCTCTGGAAAACCAGTTCGTCAGGAAGCGCCGCCAGTTTGATTTTTTGTTTGCCGGATTGGCCTTGACCCACTCCGCAGCGCGGTAAAGCTCGGTTTCGATGTGGATGGCTGGGTAGGCAGATTCCCATGCTACGGCATCTTCAACTTCGATGCCATCCCATTGCCCGAGAACGAAGTCAAAGCTGATCACTGTTTTTTTTGCTGCGGGTGCGGAAAGCGATTTATCGCTTGCCGCAGAAGAAAAAGCGATAGCTTTTTCTTTATCTGTCTCTGTCTCTGTCTCTGTCTCTGGGGGTCCAAGTTGATATCGTGGTGATATCGGGTTGATATCATCCTGATACAGCCATGGTTCAAGCTCAGGTAATGCTTTGATTATTTTGGCTTTGTCTATTCTGAGCCGGAAGGCTATGTCTTCGATTGACGGAAGGACTCCTTGTTGAGTCTCATCTTCACTGGCGAGCAGCCAACATCCCACCAAAATCCGAAAGGAACAATCTGATATCAAGCTGATATCACGTTGTTCCAGAATCTCACGATAGAGCTTGATCCATGGAGGGCGGCGATCCTTGAAGTGCTGAAACTTCTGCCAGTTTTTGACGCGCATTATGCAGACCTCATTGGCGCTGGCCTGTCCGGTGACAATTCCGGGAGGCCGCACCCTGACGGGTTTGATTCGGTCGAACAGACCAGCCCAATGAAGACTGACATTCAACCTCCTATGCGCTTGTCACAGCGCAATTGAATGATTGCATGATTCCGCAATGGTTGCAAGAGATCAGCATGCCTCCCACAACCGTTCCTGACGCCCGCTAGCGGTCTGTCGATGTATCGGCAAGGGCTTGGCAAGGCCGGCATGCTCCAGGTCTGCCAGCCGCTTCCTGACAGCGTAGGCATCTAATTTGAGCCATGCGGCGATCTGCTCCGCACCCAGCCGGCCTCTCTCCCTCAGTACGGCCCGGATCGCAACGCATTGCCCGGAGGCGAATTCGCGCACTCGCTTGGCGGCGTCCTTGGATGTTTCGGGGTCTTCCCGGCGGGCGTGGGTGACTTCTGCAAAGTCAATGGCGAGCTGGTTCATTTGCTGCGCCTCCCGGCCAGGCTCGCACCGTTGCCCATCGGCCAGGCGCAGGGCGCCAGCGTGGCGTTGGTCGCCTTGCATTGGTCGCAGAGGAACAGCGCGTCGTGGCGCGGCACGAACGGTTTGCGGCATTTCAGGCATTTGCGGTCCTTCTTCGGCTTCGGGCTGCCGCGGCTTGACAGGTCGAGCATGGCTTGGACGTCATCCACCGGACGGCCGAGGCGCTGGGCGATGAATTCGGCCGGGCGGCCATGGTTGCGCCACTGGATGGCGCGGGAACGTTCCTGCGGCGTCCAGGCGGTAGTCATGCCTGCTTCCGAAGGCTCATTCTGTTGGTTCCTTTTCAGGCTCGGCGGATTCCCCGAAAACGT